AAACAGGCAAGAGATTAAAAGATAGTGTTACTGTATTTAATCCCTCAAGCAGACACCATGTAGCACAAAGATTAAAAGATAAATATGGTTGGAGTGCAGAAGAATTTACCAGTGATGGTAAAGCTAAATTAGATGACAGTATATTATCTAAACTTCCATACCCTGAAGCTAAAATATTATGTGAACATTTTTTATTAAATAAAAGAATTGCACAAATATCAAGTGGAACACAAGCGTGGTTAAAACATGAACGTGAAGGTAAAATTCATGGCACATGTAATACAAACAGTTGTGTTACATCAAGAGCTTCACATTCATTTCCAAATTTAGGACAAGTGCCAAGCACGTCTGCACCTTATGGTAAAGAGTGTAGAGAATTATTTACAGTGCCAAAAGGAAAACGATTAGTAGGTATAGACATATCAGGACTAGAAGTAAGAATGCTTTGTCATTTTATGTCTAAATTTGACAATGGTGCTTACACTAAAATTGTACTTGAAGGTGATATACACACAGAGACGCAAACATTAGCAGGATTAGAAAGCAGAGACCTTGCAAAAAGATTTTACTATTGCCTACTCTATGGTGGTTCAGTTAAACGAGTAGCTGAAGTTATAAACAAACCATTTAAAGAAGCAGGTAAAGTTAAGAAAAGATTTTTAAATAACTTACCTGCATTAGCAAAACTTATTGAAGGTGTGCAGTCTGCGGCTGAACGTGGTTATCTAAATGGTTTAGACAAAAGACAAATCAAAGTTCGTAACAGCTATTCAAGTTTAAATACACTTTTACAATCGGCAGGAAGTATTGTTTCAAAAAAATGGCTAGTAGAATTTAACAAAGAGATTAAGAAATTTAACAACGCACAACAAGTTGTATGGGTGCATGACGAGATACAAGTTGAGTGTGAAGAACAAGACGCTGAAGACATTGGTAAGATAGCAGTAGAATGTATTAAACGTGCAGGTGAACACTTCCAATTAAGAGTGCCGCTAACAGGCGAATATAAAATATCAACTAATTGGAGTGGAACACACTAATGAAGAATAACAAATTCGATATTGACCTAAAGTATGGTCAAGAAAGAGAACAAAGACTAGCATCTATATTAGACAAAGATAAAAATAAAATAGAAGTTAAAACTGAAAGAGACTGGTGGTTCAAAACAGGTAACATTGCAATAGAAGTAGAATGTAATGGTAAACCTTCAGGTATCATGGCAACCAAAGCTGACTATTGGGTACACATATTAGCAGAGGGTGACAAAGATTATTGCAGATTAATATTTGATACTAGAACAATAAAAAGATTAGCAAAAAAATACATAGGTACACTTAAAAATGGTGGTGATGGTTGGCGTAGTAGGTTTGTTTTAATACCTTTAGCCGAAATATTTTTACCAAAAAATTTAAGCAAATCTATGCAGGAGAGGATAGTTAAATAATGTATAAAAAGAAAAGAGTATTAGTAATTGATGGTGACATACTTGCTTACCAGATAGCAACTAACAATGAACAACCTATCAACTGGGGTGATGGCTTATGGACATTACACGCAGAGTTACCTACTTGTAATTCACAATTAGATGCAGTGATAGATGATTTAGGTTCTGGGTTATCAGCAGATGACTATGTTGTAGCACTTACAGATAAGAATAATTTTAGAAAAGATGTTCTTCCTACATACAAAAGTAATCGTAAAGAAAAACGTAAGCCAATAGTTTTAAATGCAATGCGTGAACACATTATGGAAAAACATAATGGTATCATGTGGGCTAACCTAGAAGCAGATGATGTCATGGGTATTATGGCAACTGAACCTAGTGATGAAGAAAGAATATTAGTTAGCATTGATAAAGACATGCGAACAATACCATGCAATCTTTCACAAGATGGTATGACAGTAGAACAGATACCAGAGAAGATAGCTAATTATAACTTTATGATACAGACAATCATGGGTGACAAGACAGATGGCTATGATGGTATTGATGGTGTTGGTATTAAGACAGCAGAAAAGCTCCTTCTTAAATATACTAATGTTCCACTTTTAGACCTATGGAAGATAGTCAAAGGTATCTACAAAGAAAAAGGTTACACACAAAAAGAAGCTCTACAACAAGCTAGGGTCGCACACATTTTAAGACATGGAGAATACAATAAGAAAACAGGGAAGGTAAAACTATGGACGATATAAAAAAACCAATGCACTACAATCAAGGTGGTATTGAACCTATAGATTACATCACAAAGAATGACCTGTCTTACTGCGAAGGTAATGTAATTAAGTACATTTCTCGTTGGAGATTTAAAGGTGGCGTACAAGATTTAAAGAAAGCTAAACAATACATAGATTTTATTATTGAGAAAGAAGCACAACCCACAGTAACAGAAACAAAAGATGATTGATTACGATAGAGACGAGTTACTTACTGACTTCGGTAAGACAACTTTAAAAGATAGGTATTTATTACCAGAAGAAACATCACCGCAAGATGGATTTATGAGGGCGGCAAAAGCATTTTCAGATAATGATGAGATGGCAGAAAGAATTTATAATTACGCTAGTAAACTTTGGTTCATGTACTCCACACCTATTTTATCTAATGGTGGTACTAACAGAGGTATGCCTATCTCTTGTTTCTTAAATTATGTTGGTGATAGTAGAGAAGGATTAACAGGACACTACACAGAGAATGCTTGGTTGGCATCTATTGGTGGTGGTATTGGTGGTTACTGGGGACATGTAAGAAGTGATGGTGTTAGTACATCAGGTGGTTCTGCATCTTCAGGTTCAATACCTTTTCTTCACGTTGTAGACAGTGAGATACTTGCATTTTCTCAAGGTAAAACAAGGCGTGGAAGTTATGCGGCATATATGGATATGTCACACCCAGAGATAATAGAATTTTTAGAAATGCGTAAGCCTAGTGGTGGAGACATACATAGAAAATGTCTTAACCTACATCATGCAATAAATATATCTGATGAGTTTATGCAGTTGATAGAAAAATGTATTGCTGAACCTACCTATGATGACAGTTGGAATTTAATTGACCCTCATACAAAGAAAGTAATACGAACTGTATCAGCTAGAGAGTTGTGGCAAAAATTATTAGAGACAAGAGTTGCTACTGGTGAGCCTTATGTTTCATTTATAGATACTATCAATGACGCATTGCCTGAAACACAAAAGAAACTAGGATTAAAAGTACATCATTCTAATTTATGTACAGAGATTACATTACCTACTAATGAAAATAGAACAGCAGTGTGTTGTTTGTCTTCAGTTAATTTAGAAAAGTATGAAGAGTGGAAGAATGAACCATTGTTTGTACCAGATTTAGTTAGGTTTTTAGATAATGCTTTGTCCCACTTTATAGAGAATGCACCAGAGAGTGTGTTCAGAGCAAAGTTTAGTGCGGCTAGTGAAAGAAGTATTGGGTTAGGAGCTATGGGTTTTCACGCATACTTACAATCTAAAGGTATACCTTTTGAAAGTGCATTGGCTAAAGCTATGAACTTAAAGATATTCAAAAAGATTAAACAAGAAGCTGTAGAAGAAAGTCAAAGACTAGCAATCAAGAGAGGTGAAGCACCTGATATGGAAGGTACAGGTATGCGTAATGCACACTTGTTAGCCATAGCACCTAACGCATCATCATCTATTATTTGTGGTACGACATCACCATCAATAGAACCATACAGAGCTAACGCTTATGTACAGAAAACAATGTCAGGTTCTTTTCTAGTTAAGAATAAATATTTAGAAAAGTTACTAGATAAAAAAGGCATGAACACTGATGCAGTGTGGCAATCCATAGTAGCACAGAGAGGTTCAGTATTACATTTAGATGAACTATCTGATTATGAAAAAGATACATTTAAAACATCTATAGAAATTAATCAGCAATGGGTAATAGAACATGCGGCAGACAGACAACAGTATGTATGTCAAGGGCAGTCAGTAAATGTATTTGTACCTGCTGATGTAAACATCAAAGAGTTACATGACATACACATGTTAGCTTGGAAAAGAAAAATAAAAACTTTGTACTATTGTAGAAGTGAAGCAATCAAACGTGCAGAGTTAGTATCAAAAAAAGTAGAAAGAACAATCATACCAGAAGCCGATTGTTTAGCATGTGAATAATGAAGAGATATATATTAGAAATTATCTATCATTATTCAACAGCTTTAACGTCTTGGTCATGGCAAAGATTATACGGAGATAGAAAGAAGGGAGCAGGTTACAACAATGACAGATGAAAGTATTTTTGATGGTTTTGATAAACCACGAAAGAAGAGACGTAAAAGAAAACCAAAACAATCAGTGTTATGGACTGTGTATCACACAATCCTAGCAGTGGAATTATTAATCATAATTATTATAGAAGGGATTGAATTATTAAGATGAGTTTATTTAAGAAGAGAGCATACTACAAACCCTTTGATTACGAATGGGCATTTCAATCATACGATATGCAACAGAAGATGCACTGGCTACCAAGTGAAGTGCCATTGCATGAAGATGTAAGAGACTGGAATGAAAGATTAAGTGCAGAAGAGAAAAATTTAATAGGACAAATATTAAAATTTTTTACACAAGGAGATGTCGATATAGCACAAGCCTATTTAGATAAATATATTCCACAGTTTAAATCACCTGAAATAAGAATGATGTTATCTGCAATAGCTTCTAGTGAAGCAAACCATGCACATAGTTATTCTTTGTTAAATGATACTATTGGATTACCTGATAAAGAATACAAAGCATTTCAAGAGTACAAAGAAATGTCGGATAAACATGAGTATCTATTTACATCTAAAGGTAAAGGACTTGAAGGACTAGCTAGAGAGATAGCTTGTTTCTCTGCATTTGGTGAAGGCTTACAGTTGTTTGCATCATTTGTCATGCTTCTTAACTTTCAAAGATATGGACGTATGAAGGGTATGTGTCAGATAGTAACTTGGTCTATCAGAGATGAGACACACCATGTTGAAAGCATGATTAAATTGTTTCATCAAATCATAAAAGAAAACCCAAATATTTGGACAGAAAAATTTAAAGCAAGTATCTATCAAACAGCTAGAGACATGGTTGACCTTGAAGATAAGTTTATTGATTTAGCTTTTTCTATGGGTGGTATCAGAGGATTAAAAGCTGAAGAAGTTAAAGAGTATATTAGATACATAGCAGATAGAAGACTACTTCAACTATCTTTGAAACCTAATTATGGTGTTAAAGAAAACCCATTAGCGTGGTTGGATTGGGTATTAAATGGCGTAGAACATGCTAATTTCTTTGAGAATAGAGCTACAGAATATAACAAAGGTACTGTCACAGGTAATCTTTGGGACTAACCTTACACTTTTAGATGAAAAACGTAATGGAAGATTTAATCTTACCTGAAAAAGTAGATGATTTAATTAAATTATTGAACACAGTTTACCCTGAAAAGTCACCTGATTTAAAAGATGATAGTAAAACTATTTATTTTAAAGCAGGTCAAAGGGACGTAGTTAATTTTATTAATACACTTAAAGAGAGGGATAAATAACATGTGCATGTCACCAAAGATACCACCTGCTCCTGAACCTGCTCCTGCTCCAGTTAACACTTCACAAACAGTGGGTGAACAAACTGCACCAGAGTTAGTTACATCAAATGAACAGGACTTAAACATTAAGAAGAAAAAAGTTAAGAAATCGGGTACGAGTTCTTTAAATACTTCTTCAGGTTTGAACATAGCTACTAACACAACTGTCTAATTAGATGGAATACGCAGGTAGTTTACAGAAAGCTCATACAGCTAAAGAACGATATCTTAAACTACAACAAGATAGAGAACATTATTTAGATAGAGCTGAAGAGTGTAGTGAATTAACTATCCCATCGCTTATTAAACCTGAAGGTTTTACATCTTCAGATGAACTATACAATCCATTCCAATCAGTTGGTGCAAGAGGTGTCAACAATTTAGCAAGTAAACTTCTTTTATTATTGCTTCCCCCTAACTCCCCATTTTTTAGATTATCAATTACAGGTGACGCTAAAAAAGAATTAGAAGAAAATAAAGACATGAAGACTGACATAGAGAAGTCTTTGTCTGTAATAGAAAAAGAAGTGTCAGGTAAAATTGAACAACTAGCATTAAGAGTTAGTGTGTTTGAAGCTCTTAAACATCTTATTGTAGGTGGTAACGTATTAACTTACTTACCTAAAAAAGGTAGCATGAGAGTGTTTCCTTTATCACAGTATGTAGTTAGAAGAGATGCTTCAGGTAATGTACTAGAAGTAGTTATCTGTGAGAAAGCAAGTATTTTATCTTTAGGTAAAGATGTAACTGCACAAGTTATTTCTGACCCAGATTATAAGTCAGATGAAGACATAGAATTATACACACATATTTACAAATTAAATGAGAATGAGTTTTATGTTTGCCAAGAAGTAAACGGAATTAAAATACCAGAAAGTATTGGTACATTTAAAAAAGAAAGAATGCCTTACCAAGCATTAAGAATGGTAAGAGTTGACAATGAAGATTATGGCAGAGGATATGTAGAAGAATTTTTAGGTGATTTAAAATCATTAGAAGGTTTATCACAAGCACTTGTAGAGAGTGCGGCGGCATCATCTAAAATAGTATTCATGGTTAGACCTAACTCTGTTACTAGAAAAAAAGATTTAGCTATGACTAGAAATGGTGACATCATTACTGGTACGGCTGATGATGTGTCTGTACTACAAGCACAGAAACAATATGATTTACAAGTAGTAGAAAGAAGTATTGCTAAACTAGAAGAAAGAATGTCTTACGCATTCTTACTACACACAGCAATCCAAAGAGATGCAGAAAGAGTTACTGCACAAGAAATTAGATACATGGCAGAACAATTAGAGACTGCTATGGGTGGTATTTATTCATTACTATCACAAGAGTTCCAACTACCATTAGTTTCTATACTGATGAAAAGAATGGAACAAGCAAATGAAATACCAAAACTACCTAAAGGTACAGTTCAACCAACTATTATTACTGGTATTGAAGCATTAGGTAGAGGTAATGATTTACAAAAATTAAGAGAATTTGTTGCAGAGATAGGAAATCTTGCACAGATAAATCCGCAAGTTGTTCAGGCGTTAAACCCTGATGATTTAATCAAACGTATCGCTATTGGTTTAGGGATTGATACAGATGGTTTATTAAAATCACAAGAGCAACTAGCAGAAGAACAAGCGGCAGAAGCAGAGCAAATGGAACAACAACAAATGGTTCAGATGGCAGAGAAAGCTATCCCACAAGTCGCAAACAATCTAACTAAACCACAATAAGGAAACACAAATGGTAGAAACAGTAGAGATAAAACAAGAAGAAACTACTAGCGAAAAGCCAGTAGAAGAAAATGTTACACAAAGTAAACCTGAAGGCTTACCTGAAAAATTCAACAGCGTTGAAGATTTAGCAAAGTCATATTCAGAACTAGAAAAGAAACTTGGTGACAACAAAGAAGCTCCTAAAGAAGAAGCTCCTAAAACAGAAACAAAAACATCTGATTTAGAGATTGCTGAAAAGGCAGTTGAGAGTGCAGGTTTAAATATGGATAACCTTGCAACAGAGTATAATGAAAAAGGTGAGCTAGATACTAAATCATACGAAGCATTAGAAAAAGCAGGTATACCTAAAGATTATGTAAACCAGTTTATTGAAGGTCAAAAAGCAATCGCTGACCAACAAGCAACATCTATCAAAGATATGGTAGGTGGTACTGATGCTTATACAGAGATGTCTAATTGGGCGGCAGAGAATATGTCCGAACAAGAAAAGACAGCTTACAATACAGCCGTTAATTCTAAAGATATAGAAACTGCAAAGTTAGCAGTGGTAGGATTAAAAGCTAAATTTGAAAGTGCTAATGGTAATGAACCAAGTCTCGTAGAAGGTAAAGGTACAATCACAGGACAAGATGGTTATAAGTCTTGGGCTGAAGTCACTGCCGCTATGGGTGATGACAGGTATTCAAAAGACCCTGCTTATCAAGCAATGGTTCAAGAAAAATTAGCTAAATCAGATTTATAATATGTGGTTAATAGCTTTAAGAAAGCTGTATGACGCAGAGGTTGCGGAGAGTACAGCAGTTATTGATACATTTTTAAAAAATTCTGTTGGTGTTGCAGACCATGATAATTTTATGAAAACTATAAAATCACAGTTTGATAAATTAGTACATGCAAAACATGCCATATCAGAAATTGATGAGATAACTAAAAACGTAACAGAAGGAAAAAACAATGTACGGAAAGAAACCAAAGAAACCAAGTAAAGTATTAAAAGGTGGACAGAAAAGATTACCTGCCGCTTTAAAAGCTAAAATAATGAGTAAGAAAAAGAAAGCATAATGGCAAAGAACGGATTATACGCAAACATACATAAGAAACGTGCTAGAATTAAAGCAGGTTCAGGTGAGAAAATGCGAACAGCAGGTACTAAAGGAAGACCTACTGCTAAACAATTCAAACGTGCCGCCAAAACTGCGAAAGCATAATGGTTGCTAAAAAACATCAAAGTCCTTCTGGTGGCTTAAATGCTAGAGGAAGGGCTTTCTTTAAGAGTAAAGGACATAACTTAAAAGCTCCAGTCACAGGCAATCCTAAAGCAGGTTCAAGAGCCGCAGGAAGAAAAAAGAGTTTCTGTGCGAGAATGGGCGGAGTAAAAGGAGCTATGTCTAAAAACGGAAAACCCACTAGAAAAGCATTAGCTTTACGAAAGTGGAACTGTAACTAAAAAATAGTTGTGCAACGCTTATGCGTGGCAACTGCCAACTTTAATTAGCCAAATAACTTGACCCCTTGCGAGGGACAATCTTGACTAAATAACTTATTGAAGAGGCTTTTATAAACTAACGTCATAACAGGAGAAAATACTATGGCAAACGCAAGTCCAGTTAAATTTGGAAATGTAAATAGTGGTTCGACTAGAGATGATGCTCTGTTTCTAAAAGTATTCGCAGGTGAAGTAATTACTTCATTTGATAGAGCTTCAAAAACAGCAGGTGCAGATATGGTAAGAAGTATCAGCAACGGAAAATCTGCTTCTTTCCCAGTAATGGGTAGAGTAGGTGCTTCGTATCACGCAGTTGGAACTGAAATTACAGGTTCAGATGTTAACTCAAACGAAAAGGTTATTACAATTAATGACCTTCTAATATCTTCAGTATTCGTTTCGAATATCGAAGAAGCAAAAAACCACTGGGACGTAAGAAGTGCGTACTCTACTGAAATGGGTAGAGCATTATCTTTCCAAAAAGATAAGCATATCTTACAAACTATTGGTCAAGCAACTCTAGCTAGTGCAAACGTATCTGGTGGAGATGCTACAACTAACGTAGTAAACACAGGTATCGCATCTAGTACAGATGCTACTGCGGCTAATGCAATGATTGATGCAATCTTTGCGGCGGCTAAAGAGCTTGATGCAAACTATGTTCCATCTGAAGGCAGAAAATGCTTTATGAGATTGGAAGAATACTACAAATTAGCGAATGCTACTAATGCAGTCAATGTTGACTTCAGTGGTGGTGCTAATGGTGGTGTTGCATCAGGTAAAGTTACAAGAATTGCAGGAATTGAATTAGTACCAGTTCCTCACTTTGTAGCTTCTAATGTTACTTCAGGTGCAGACGCAGGTTCAGCAACTAATGGTGGTTCAACTCCACAAGCTGTTAACTTGACTAACTTCGTAGCTTTAGTTTCACACCCAAGTGCGGTTGGAACTGTTAAGCTAATGGATTTAGCTGTCGAGAAAGAATACGACATCAGAAGACAAGGTACGTTAATGGTTGCTAAATACAGCATGGGTCATGGTGTATTAAGACCAGAAGCGGCAGTCGGAATTAAAGAAGCATAATACTTCTTTTTATACTGGGCGGAGATTAACACTGACAATCCGCCCAGTGTTCTCACACAAAATTTAACACAAAGGATAGATGACTACACAAATTACACCCACAAGCGAATTACAATCTGTAAATATCATGCTCTCTACAATCGGAGAAGCTCCAGTAAATAGTATTACTGGCACTACTACAGTTGACGTAAGTACAGCAAAAAATATTCTTAATGAAACATCTATGTCTATCCAATCACAAGGGTGGAATTTTAACACACATACAAATTATAAATCACTATCTTTAGACAGTGACAGCAAAGTACCCCTACCTTCAAACTGCGTAAAGGCTGACGCTAACTCTCAATTCAGACACTTAAACTACACTATTAGAAGTGGATATTTATACGATATGGAAAACCATACAGACGTATTTATCTCTGCACCTAAATCTGTTGATTTAGTTTTAGTACAACAATTTGAAGATTTACCAGAATACGCAAGACAATATATTACATTAAAAGCGGCAAGAAGATTTGCGGCTAGATTTATTGGTGATAAAGAAATTACACAATTAATTGGTCAAGATGAGAATGAAGCTCTTATGGCATTTCATCAAGCTGATAGCCAAGAGAGTGATATAAATATGCTTGATGGTGATAGTAATACATTCTCTATAATTCATAGACCCACTAGAAGGCATTACTAATTATGGGAAGTGTTGTTTCACAATCTATTCCTAACTTTTTAAATGGCATGTCCCAACAGACACCAACACAAAGAGGTATCAATCAGGGAGCAGACCAAGTAAATCTACAGAATGGTTTAGTAGATGGTCTATCAAAAAGACCTCCTTTAGATTTTGTAGCAACAGTAGACAGTAGTAATATTTATTCTAACAAAACAAAATTTTGGCAAATACAAAGAGATGCTGATAACCAATACATTGTAGCTTTATATAATGGTGGCATCAAAGTATTTGATTTAGCAGGTAATGAAAAAACAGTTACAGTTGCAAGTGGTTCAAGTTATCTAACTTCAACAAACCCTAGAGAAAACTTTAAGTTAGTTAACATTGCTGATTACACGTTTTTAGCTAATACAGGAACAACAGTAACGGCTGACAGTACAACGTCTGCGGCTAAAGTAGAAGAGTTCTTAATTGTTTGTAAACTAACAAACTATGGTAGAGAATATAAAGTTGCATTGAAACACCCATCAATGGCACAAGAACTAGAAGTAGTCTTTCAGTTACCTTCAGGTAATGACGCGTCTACTGATAGTAAATTTAGAGATACAAACAAAATTACAGATATACTTTTGTATGGAACTTCAAGTACACACTGGGATAGTAGTGCTGATGGTATAGCATTTAATGTTAGAAGAACTGACACAAATGCTTCAGTATCAACAACACAAGGATTAGCAAACTACTCTGGTTTTACATCTCACTTTACATTTCAAGCATACGATAGTGTTATTTATGGAAAACCTACTGATGGGAATGCAAGTTATACTATAACTACATCTGATGGTTCTGGTAATACAGCCATGTATTCTATTAGAGATGAAATACAAGATTTTAGTAAGTTACCTTTTTATGGAAAAGAAGGTGTAATTTTAAAAATAACTGGTGAAGAAGGTGATACCTTATCTGATTACTATGTAAAATTTTCAGGTAAATCTGGTGTATGGAATGAAACTATAGCACCTGCAACTTCTATAGGATTAGATAATTCTACAATGCCACATGCTTTGATTAATAACAATAATGGGACATTTACATTTCAACAATTAAATTGGACAGATAGAACTTGTGGAGATATTGACACTAACCCTAATCCAACTTTTGTTGGTAAGAAAATTAATAACCTTACCTATTACAAAAATAGATTAGGTATTTTATCAGGTGAGAATTTAGTATTAACAGAGAATGCTTCTTTCTTTAATTACTTTGCAACAACATCTACACAAGTATTAGATACTGACCCTATTGATATTGCGGCTTCAGGTACACAAGTTAACACACTTAAAAACTCTGTAGGATTTAATGAAAGTTTATTATTATTTTCTGATACAGCACAATATAAATTAGATAGTTCAGGTGAAAGTATATCACCTACAACAGCTATACTTAATGAAGTATCGTCATTTGAACATGATGATAAAGTAACACCAGTGTCAGCAGGTAAGTTTGCATACTTTGCACAAGCAAGAACAAACAATACAGCAATTAGAGAATACTTTGCTAATGATGATACACTTACCAATGATGGTATGGACATTACAGTATCAGTAGGAAACTTAATACCTACTAACTGTTATCAAATTATAAGTAATACAACAGAAGATAATTTAATATTTTTAACGTCAGATACAGGAGACAGTCAAACAGCTCCTTATAGTGGCACAGTGTCTACAACATACGCTAACACAATGTACATCTATAAGTATTTCTTTGATGGTGGAGAGAAAGTACAAAACGCTTGGTCTAAATGGACATTTACAGGTGTTAAGATTTTAGGTGGCATGTCTTTAGAAAGTTTTATTTACTTATTAGTTTCAGAAGGCACAACTACAAAACTAGTTAAGATAGATTTAAGAAATTTAAAAGATACAACAATAGGTCATGGAGTTTATATTGACCTTAAAACATCAGTTACAGGAACGTATAGTGCAACAACAGGTTTAACTACGTTTACATCACCTTATGGTGCAAAAACTGGATTGATTGCAGTAGATAAAACTAATGGTAATAATTACACAGTAACAAATACATCAGGTTCTACATATACAATCGTTGGTAATCACACAGCGTTATACATTGGTGTTCCTTACGAAAGTAAATACACAATGTCCCCGCAGTATGTCAGAGAAAATACTGGAAGAGGATTAGTAGCGGTAACTTCAGGTAGATACCAAATAAGAAACATATCATTTAACTTTGAGAACAGTGGGTACTTTCAAGTAGAAGTTACTCCTACTAATAGAGATACATCTACAGCTATTATGAATGGTTATATAATTGGTACAGCCACATCAGTAGTAGGACAACCTGCTATAGCTACAGGCACATTAAGAGTACCTGTACAATGTCAAAACACAGAATTTACTTTAGATATTAAGTCTTCATCTCACTTGCCTATGTATATCGCAGGTGCAGAGGTTGAAGGCTATTATCACAATAGAGCAAGAAGGATTTAATGAAAGAAAATTATGTACGTCCTGCAAAATTAGAGGACAGCTTACAGTTAGCACCTAGAATAAGAAAAGGTGATAGACAAGAAATTATGGCTTCAGATGGTGCGTCACCATTAGAGGCTTTAGTAATCCCATTTACACAAAAGAATGCAAAGATTTATTCTATAATTGGAACAAAGTCAGAAGGTGTAATTGGCATGTTTGGGTCTAGTCCAACAAAAGAAAAAGGTTATGGAGTAGTCTGGCTTTTATCTAGTGAGGATTTGTTTAAACATATTAAACAATTTATTCAAGAATGTCCCAAATGGGTAACAGAGATGAGTAAAGATTATGAGTACGTCTACAATTTTGTAGATGAAAGAAATTGGAAAAGTTTAAAATGGTTACAATTTTTAGGATTTGAACCAAAGAAAAAAATAGGAGATTTCGGTATCGGTAAGATGCCATTTTTATTAATGATGAAAGAGGTAAAATAAATATGTGTAGTATTCCTGCGGCACTTCAGATAGCAGGTTCAGTTGTTCAGTATCAACAAAAGAAAGCTGAAAACAAAGCTATTAGAAGAGACCAAGAGACAACAAGACGAAATGCCGATAAAGGTTATCTTCACGACATGACTAAAATTGACAGAGAAAAAGTCAATGCCGATAGAGAAAAAACACTAGCAGAAATTAGTTCTAAAAAAGAACGAGATGGCGAAATCGCACAATCAGTAAATTTAGGATTTGGAAACAGTACTAAAATTGTCCAATCAATCGGTGCATTATTTGATGATGATTGGAACACTATTAATAGAGATTACAGCAAAGATGTGACAACCTTGCAAGAACAACAATCCGAAGCCTTTGCTAATCAAGCAAAAACTTATAACAGTTTAACTCCTCCTATAGACCCATCAAGAACTGGACTAATTATTGATGTCGCAAGTTCTGCTTATGAAGGCTATCAAACTTCTCAAAACAACCAGAAACCTAAGAAAACAAATTAATAATTATGGCTACAAAATATAACAGACAATCAACAAACAAATACTATGGTGCGGCTAACGCAGGATATGTAAGAACAGGGTCAGCATCAGATGGCTTAGCTAAAGCGTTAGCAAGTGCTTCACAATCCGTTGCTATAGGTGAAAATTTAAGAATTAATAATAAAAAAGATAAAGCAATAGAAAAGATACAAGCATTAGAAGCATCAGGTAAAACTCTTGAAGCTATACAAGGAGAGATACTTGCAGGTAAACACCCAGATTTAACTGGTAAATACATTGATGCAACTACACAGTTTCACAGTGGTAAAGTAAAAGCGGCAGAAGTTATTGAAGAAATGACTAAAGCAATGGAGACTGATTACGATATTACAAAAGATAATCTTAATGATTTTAGTAAAAAGTTTTTACCTGATATGGAAGGACAAGATAGTTCTTTTATGGCAGGGTTTGGTTCATTCTATAATGTTTGGAAAAATGATGCTGATGTAAAAGATGCTAGAAAAAGAGGTGAAATTGCATCTCAAAATAAAATTAATGAAGTTAGAAAAGTATTATCAGTTATTCCTAATGAAGATTTAGATACAAGGTATGTAGAAGAATGGAAATCTTTTGGAACTACACTTCGTACAGGAGACAACAAAGAACTAACAAAATTTTACACTAACGCAGAACTTATGGAAGCTATTAGACAAGACGTAGCTTCTATTATTGATACAGCAGATAGCCTTGAAGATATTGAAAGAGCAGAAAAGATTATGTCTTTAAATCTTGGTAAAGGTACTAATGGTCAAGAGTTAGGTTCTTTAAATAGTAGAAAAAATCAAAACACAGATGTATTAAAAGCGGCACTTACTGCAAAGAAAGATGCGGTTATACAAAAAGAAAGAAGAGATGAACAATACAATACAGCTAAAGCTACACAAGCTGTATGGGTCGAGGCATATAAACCTAACGAAGATGGTACACCAAAATCTGCATTACAAATACAAGAGTTATTAGAAAAAATTAAAATTGCAAGTAAAGGAGACAGAGGAACAATAGAATCTTTTACTGAATATTTTAATTCTGACCCAAAAAGCAGAATGATAAAAGATTATAAAGGTGTAAATGATTTTCTATTAAGTATTTCTTTAGGTGAATTTGACAGTCATAAAGACATGATGAAAGCAATGATTGAAGAAGGAATACCTGATAGTGAGTGGGACAGTGCAAATCAAAGATGGGATAGATACCAAAAATCTAGTGCTGACGGAGCTATACCTCCTATTTATGATACTGACCATCATTATGTAAATACTAAAAACTCAATTATAAAACAAGTTACAGAAAAATACACTAAAAGTGATGATGGAACAGGAACAGCAAATCAAGCTGAAGCTGATGTTTTAAGATATATAGATACTGAAATTGAAAAACAAGAAATGAGGTGGGAAGCTGAAGGTTTAGATATTACTGCTAAAATGAGAAAAGATTTTATAAGTGAAGTAGAACAGTATGTGACTAAAACTTGGACAGGCAATGATGAAGATGAATTTAAAGCACCTGTTACAGATACTATTGAAGGTGTCCGAATGACACAAGAGTTTGATGAAATAGATAAAGAAATGGAAGCGGCAGAAATTGCAGAGCAAGAGAAAGCTGACAGTACAGTTATCTTTAATAGAGATGGAGTTGATGTAACTTTGAAAGATTATGTAAATGAAATTACTGAAAATATAAAAAACAACAAAACTAAAATTAGAGTTCCTGTATTTAAAGGAGTAATTAAAGGTAAAGATGGTAAATCGGCTGACGAAATAGCTTTTGAAAAAATACAAGTTCCAATCATACGAAAATATATGAAAGAAGTTTTAGGTTCTGGATTTAATCAAGATATTCTGTCGGCTATAAGTGAAGATGATTACAGAAATATTTTAATTAATTTAACAACTTCTTTAGGGTTGATGGACGGCAATGAAGAAGAAGATAATGCAAACCTAAATAAAATACAAGAATTGTTATATAGCGTTTACAATATAGAAGGATAACATGGCTACAAAAATAGACTTCACAAAAAAGAAAAAGAAAACTTCCACAGCAACAGATGCGATTTCAGCATCATCAACAATTTCCAAATTAAGAAAAGTAACAACAGAAGAAGAAGCTCTTAATGAAATACAAACAGAAGAATTTTATAATACATTAAAAAGTTATTACACTCATAGAGATGGAGAAAGTGAAATTACTGCAAGAGGTAATAATGTATTTTCAGAAATGTCTCATGCAGATTTATTAGAGTATTTCTACAACGACAGGTCATGGAGAAATAATAACACAGGTGCTATGACTAAAGATTTAGCAAATGCGTTTACTGACAGTGATGACAGAAATGCACAGTTAGCTTACATATCTTCTACATATCACGCATTGCCATCATTTTGGAATGACCCAAATAGAAGTTTTGGTTCATGGTTATATGACAATGGTGGAGCAATGATAGCTGACCCAGTTAATTTAATATCGTTTGGTATTGGGGGTCAAGCCGCTAAAGTTGCATATAGAAAAGGTTTAACAGAAGCTCTTAAAGGCAGAGTTGCAGGTCAAATTAATAAAGAAGTTTTAGAAGAAACAGCAAAAGTAGCATCAAAAGAAGCTATTGGTAAAGCAGTTTACAAAGGTGCAATGACGGAAGCTAAAATTGGTGCAGTAGTTGCAACAGCACAAGACACAATGCTTCAAGTTACAGAAGTTAAAACTGGTGTATCAGATGAGTTTAGTCTTAAAAGAAGTGCTATTGCTACAGGTGCAGGATTTGGTTTTGGTACTGTATTTGGTGGTGCATTTTCTTATGGTGGTTTTAAACTTGGAATGAGAAGTTCTAAAAATACAGCAGTTAAAAACTTAAAAGATATTCACGAATATGGTAGAAGTGAAATTACAGGTAAACAACTATTTCAAGATTTAGCAGAACCTAAACCTGATAAAGCATTATATAAAAATCTTGATAAAGCTACAGTAGATAGAATTACAACAGAAAGTCAGCTTGTAGGAAAAACGCTTGATGAAAAAATTGGTAATTTAAGAAAGAATGGTAATTTAAGAAAAACTATTGGAACAGGTAAACCACCTGAAGAGGAATTAAACTATTACAAATATCCAAAAAAAGTTAGGCTACATTTAAAAAATCTTGCTGATGAAATGGTTAGAGAAGGTAAGATAATTGATGATGTAGTAACTGAAAGATATGCGATTAAACAAGCGGCAATCATAGGTTTAGATGCTAATGCAGTTATTAAATTAGGTAAATCAAGAGCTAAAGAAGATAAATTATTGTATGCTGAAATATTAGCACATGGAGATTTGTTAGCTAAACAAAGTGATGACATAGTAAAACTATCTAATCAACTTCATAATTTAGATATTACACCTGACCAAGAAGCTAAAATCTTAAAAGAGTTAGACATAAGACAAGCTGTTGCAGGAGAAACTTTAGTTAATCAAAAAGAAATTACTAGAAACGTAGCAAGAGCTATGAAGTTTATGCAGGTTGGTAAGAATGAAGCTAGAGCCGCAGAACTTAAAATAAATCCTGAAGACCCTGAAATGGCTACATTAAAAACAGGTAAGCCAAAAGAATTTTATAAAGCAATCGCAAAACTACATGACACTGACCAAGTTATTATGGCATTACAAAATGCTAGAAAAGTAAATGGTTGGGATTTAGCGTCAGAGTTTATTAATAACAACTTACTGTCTTCACCTGATACACATGCAATTAACATTGTATCTGGTTTATTTCAAACACAATGGAAACCTTTAACTATGTTAGTTAGAGCCGCATATCTAGCTCCACAAGATAGTAAAAGAGCAAATCAATTAGCTAAAGAAGCTGTTGATACATACATTCACCAAATACTTTATACCAAAGATGCTTTGATGGCGGCTAAAAGAGGATTTATGGAAGGTCGTGGTATACTTGATAGTAAGCAGATGAAGTTCGATAACAACATTAGACAAGGACAACTTCAAAGATGGTTACAAGCTACAACAAGACTTATGACTGACAGAATGGGGTCAGTAGGTGTTGGTCTTGATAAATATGTATTTAGACCAATAGGTTACGCTACAACTTTTCCTATGAGAATTTTAAGTGCAGGTGATGAATTTCTTAAAACTATGACTTACAAAGCTAGAGTAGCTTCACAAGTTAATACACAAATTAGAGAAGAAACAGGTAAAGGTTTTTGGAAGGGTGTAATTAAAGAAGATGATTACAAAGCAAGATTTAAAGAATTAGAAGCAGATTATCAAAAGACTGCATCTGGTGGTGCATTAGAAACTGCTGACATGACAAGCACAACCATTAAAGATGTAAACAAATTACAAGTTAACGACCCATTACAATACGCTAGAGAAAGCACATATACACAATCTGCTTATTCTATGAACCCTGAAACAGGTAAGATGGAAGGTGGTATTACAGGTGGTGTGTTATCTTTTACAAGTAAACACAGATGGACAAGAGCATTAGGTTTACACTTTATTAACACTCCTTCTAACTTAATTAAATGGAACTTTGAACATCTACCTCTTCTTAACAGAGCAGTGTTAAGTACAAGACATGCTTTAAAAAAAGGTAAAGATGGTAATTATATAAACCCAGAAGCGGCGGCAGAAGCTAACGCTAGAGCAACTATGGGATTTGCATTATGGACAGCCGCATTTGGTGCAGTGGCATCAGGTAAAATTACTGGTGGTGGTTCAAGAAACTATAGAGAAAATATTGAAAGAGAAGCTAACACAGGGTGGAAACCTTATTCTTATAAAACAGATGATGGCAGATACATTCAATTAAATAGAGCTGACCCTATAATGATGCCGTTTTTTATTATGGCTGACTTACAAGACAGTATGAATAAGTTTTTAAGATACAATGAAGATATACCTGAAGCAGTACAAAAAGATATGACAGAGTTATCTATGGGTGTTGTGAACTCTATCTTTAGAAATCTTAACTCTAAATTTTATATGAAAAATATAGTTGAAACTGCAAACTTTTTGTTTAGTGATGATTTTGTTTCTACAAGGTCGCCTGACAAAGTAAGTGCTTCTATACTAGCTAGAGCTTTTTACAAAGTTGCACCTTTATCTGGTGGATTAAGATATATGAGTAGAATTGATGAAGATTACCAAAAAGAATTATTTACATTAAACGATAGGTTATTAGCTTTAAATCCATTTAAAGGTAAAGATAGTATTATGCCTAAACGTAATATGTATGGTGAAGTTATTGATAGAGACAGAGGTTGGTTCTTTGGGCTAGGTGGAAAATCAGGTTTATGGTCTTCACCTTTTGCTATGACTAAAACTAACAATCCTGCAATACAAAAGTTTTATGAAAATAGAGATTTTAAATATGTACCACCTGCAAAAATAGATAGAAAATCAGGTGTAGATTTAAGAACTATAAAAAATGATAAAGAACAAACAGCGTATGACAGATGGAGAGAGCTTACAGGAGAAGTTACTTTGCCGTATAATGGTCAAAGATTAACTCTTAAAAAATTAATTGAGACTGTAATACAAGACCCTAAAAGTAAACTATACAAAAAAGCTGATGGAACTATTGCAGGTGTTGATGAAAGACAAAAATTTATATTAGAATATGTACACAAAGCTGAAGCAAAAGCTAGAACACTGCTTCTTAAAGAGTTTCCTCAAATTAAGAAAATGAGAAAAGATAGAAAACTTATTAAAAGAAACGCTAAAAAAAGAGCTAAAAAGAACTACATTGAGATACTCACTCAATAAACACTAAACTTACACTTTTAGTAAAACCCAATCAAAAATTAAGGAAAATCATACATGGCAAATAGTTTTGTACGTTATACAGGCGATAACAGTACAACATCTTATTCTATACCTTTTAGCTATAGAGCCACAAGTGACCTTACAGTTACTCTATCAGGAGTAGCTACTACAGCTTTTAGCTTAAATAGTGCAGGAACTACCCTTACTTTTAACTCTGCACCTGCCCAAGATGCGGCTATTGAGATTAGAAGAAGAACGTCACAGACTACTAAATTAGTAGACTATGCTTCTGGGTCAGTCCTTACAGAGAGTGATTTAGATACAGATAGTGACCAAGCGTTCTTTATGTCGCAAGAAGCTATTGATGATGCAGGTGATGTAATTAAATTATCTAATACAAATTTTCAATGGGACACACAAAATAAAAGACTTACAAATGTAGCAGACCCAGTAAACAATACTGATGGTGTTAACAAACAATTTATATCTACAAACTTACCAAATATTACAACAGTATCAGGCATTAGTTCTGACGTTACTACAGTTGCAGGTATTGCATCTAATGTAACAGCAGTAGCTAGTGATGCTACCGATATTGGTTTAGTAGCTACAAACATTGCTTCAGTAAATACAGTTGCTACAGATATTGCTAAAGTAATTGTAGTAGCAAATGATTTAAATGAAACAGTTTCAGAAATAGAAACTGCGGCTTTAGATTTACAAGAAACAACTTCAGAAATAGACACAGTATCAAACAATATTGCTAATGTTAATACTGTAGGAACTAATATTACTAACGTAAATACAGTAGCAGGTAACAATGCTAATGTAACAACAGTTGCGGGAATAAATACAGACGTAACTTCAGTAGCAGGAATATCAAGTGCGGTATCTGCTGTTAACTCAAATAGCACAAACATTAATGCAGTTAATGCTAATTCAGCTAACATAAACACTGTTGCAGGTATTGATAGTGATATTACAAGTGTTGCAAACATATCAAGTGACGTAGCGGCAGTAGAAAACATTGCGGCTAACGTAACAACAGTAGCAGGTAATAATTCTAACATTACAACAGTAGCAGGTGCTAACTCAAATATTACAGCAGTTGCAGGAGCAATAACTAATGTTAATAATGTTGGTGGAGCAATCGCTAACATTAATAATGTTGGTGGTTCTATTGCTAACGTAAATACAGTTGCTACAAACCTAGCCTCTGTAAATAACTTTGCAGAACAATATAGAATTGCAAGTTCAGCACCTACATCAAGTTTAAATGTTGGTGACTTATATTTTGATACAACAGCTAACGAATTAAAAGTTTATAAATCTAGCGGTTGGGCGGCTGCAGGTTCTACAGTTAACGGAACATCACAAAGATTTAATTATATTGCAACAGCAGGTCAAACAACATTTACTGGTGCAGACACAGCAGGAAACACACTTGCGTATGACGCAGGTTTTGCAGACGTATATTTAAACGGAGTTCGTTTATCAGCTAGTGATGTTACAATTACATCAGGAACTTCTGTAGTAATTAGTGCGGCAACTGTAGGGGATATTTTAGATGTTGTTGCTTACGGAACATTTAATGTAGCATCAATAGACGCATCAAACATAAGTAGTGGTACAATTAATAACGACAGATTACCTTCACCAGTATTAACAGTTAAAGGTGATGGTTCTTCTACAGATGGTGCTATACAATTAAACTGCTCACAAAATTCACATGGTGTTAAAATTAAATCACCTGCACATAGTTCTGGTCAATCTTATACTTTAGTATTACCTACATCAGTAGGAACCAGTGGACAGGTACTTGCTACAGCAGGTTCTAGCACAAACCAATTATCTTGGATTGATGCAACAGAAACAAAACCAACAGTAGCAGATGTATCTCAAACGATTGCACCTGCAACAGCTACAACGATTAGTATTACAGGTACAAATTTTGTATCAATACCAATAGTAGAATTTATTAAAACAGATGGTTCAGTAACTTTAGCTAACACAGTAGCATTTACAAATGCAACTACACTTTCAGTTAATGTAACTTTAGCTTCTGGTAACTATTATGTTAGAGTAGAAAACCCAGATGGTAATGCAGGAAGAAGCACAAACAATATTCTAACATCTTCTACTGCACCAACATTTAGTACATCAGCAGGTTCACTAGGAACTATTGCAGGTAATTTCTCTGGTACAGTTTCAACAATCGCAGGTTCATCAGATAGTGCAGTAACATTTTCTGAAACTACATCAGTATTAACAACAGCTAACTGTACGCTTTCAAGTGCAGGAGTAATTACAACAACAGATTTTGGTGGGTCGTCTACGACACCTACTACTTATAACTTTACAATTAGAATAACAGATGCAGAAGGTCAAACAGCAGATAGAAACTTTAGTTTCACTTCTAACTTCGGTGCAACAGGTGGAGGACAATTTAACTAATGGCTAGTACAAAACTTACAAGAACTATGGGAACACAAGGAAGTTCTATAAAAGGAACTTTCTCTGCTTGGGTTAAAAGAAATAAAATTTCATTAGGTGCAAGTGGTGTTGATAGTGATATTTACCAACACAATTTTAGTAGTGACTACAGATTTTTTATTACATTCACTTCAAACGATATATTAAGAGTTGCTGACTATAGAAATGGTTGGATTATGAGACAAGATTTAAACAGAACATTCAGAGATACTAATGCTTGGTATCATATCTATGTTGCTATAGATAGAAGTTTAGCTTCTGGTGGAGATAGAACAAAAATTTATATTAATGGAGTGAGAGACGAAAGTTTTTCAAGTTCAACAGATTATGACCAACAAACTTCTGGTGGTCATACTGGCTCTCATTCAATGAATAATGATTATAACACTATTATTGGTGGTAGAGAAAATACTACAGATTATTTTGATGGCTCTATATCACATTTATACTGGGTTGATGGTTCAGTTATAGATGTTTCTGAATTTGGAGAAACAGATAGCACAACTGGAGAATGGAAAATTAAAACTAACCCAACTATTGCAAGTTATGGAACTAATGGTCATTCACATTTTAAAGATGTTGCATCTGTAAATGACGCATCTCCTAACTCAAATAATTTTACTTTATCAACTGGTACACTTACAAAAACAGAAGATTGTCCAAGTAATGTTTTTGCTACATTAAATCCTTTAAGAAATTTTAGTTCAATGGGTTCTTTTTCAAATGGTAATAATACATATACCAAAGGAGATAATGGTTGGGTTTCTGCTCTTAGTACATTAGGCATAACTTCTGGTAAATATTATTATGAGGCTAAATGGGTTTCTGGCTCATATTTTAAAATGGGATTTTGTACAGACAATGGAGTATCATCTATTGGACATATTGCTGAAGCAAATTTACCAAGTGGTTTTGCTTGGTATCAAAATTCGAATGGAGAGGTTAGAACAGATGGCTCAGTTGTTACTAATTGGAGTAGTTCAGATATAACTAATATTACTTCAATTTCTACAGGTGATATTATGAAAATTGCTGTAGATTTAGATAATAAGTATGCTTACTTTGGAGTAAATAATGTCTGGGCAAAAAATGCAGACCCAACTTCAGGTGCTTCAGGCACAGGTGGATTAGATATTTCCTCTGATTTTCCAAGTGGAACAATTTTATTTCCTGCTATTTCAGTTTACAATTCAGTAGCTAATGTAAATTTCGGTAATGGCTACTTCGGAACAACAGCAGTATCTAGTGCAGGAACTAACGCATCTGGAATAGGAATATTTGAATATGATGTACCAACTGGGTACACAGCTTTATCAACAAAAGGATTAAACTTATAATGGCATACACAACAATTAATAAATCTGGAGATTATTTTAATACTAAACTTTATACAGGTAATGGTTCAACACAATCTATTACTGGAGTTGGATTTCAACCAGACTTAAATTGGACTAAAGGTAGAAATGTAGGTACATTTCATATGCTTACTGATGCTGTTAGAGGTGTAACTAAAGCTATACAATCTAATACTACTACTGCAGAACAAACTTTTGCTAGTGGGTTAACTTCTTTTAATAGTGATGGATTTACTGCAGGTAATAGTGATGATATTAATGGTAACTACAATTATGCATCATGGAACTGGAAAGCAAATGGCACAGGTTCAGCTAATACAGATGGTACTATAAGTTCTACAGTTTCAGCTAATACTACAAGTGGATTTAGTATTGTGTCTTGGACAGGAAATGCTACAGCAGGAGCAACAATAGGTCATGGATTAGGCGTTACACCTAAAGTAATAATTTTAAAAGGAACAGACCAAACTGATGGTTGGTTTGTTCAACATCAAGATTTGGGTGCAACAAAATTTTTAAGATTACAAGATACTAATGCTGTAACTACTCAAACAAATGTATGGAATGACACAGCACCAACGTCAAATGTTTTTAGTGTCGGTAATGGAAGTGGAACTAATGGAAATGGAAACCAATTTATAACTTACTGCTTCGCAGAGAAAACTGGTTATAGCAAGTTTGGTTCTTTTACTGGTAATAATAATGCTGATGGAACATTTGTTTATACAGGATTTAAACCTGCTTTTGTTATGATTAAAAGAACAGATAATACATCAAATTGGCTTTTGTATGATAATAAAAGAGAGGGTTATAATCAAGCTAATGATTATCTAAATCCTGATAATAGTAATGCTGAAGGTGGTGGAGATAATTATTTAGATTTATTATCTAATGGATTTAAAACAAGAGTAGCAAGTCAAAGTATTAATGTAAGTGGTGCATCATATATCTACATGGCATTTGCAGAAGCACCCCTAGTAGGAACTAACAACGTACCATGTACAGCGAGGTAAATAGAATATGACAAAAGCAAGAGACTTAGCAAATATAATATCAGGTGGTTTTGACGCTACAGATATTCCAAATTTAGATACTGCTAAGATTACAAGTGGTACATTTGCAGATGCTAGATTACCTAATTTAGATACTGCTAAGATTACAAGTGGTACTTTTGCAGACGCAAGAATGCCATCTACTGTTTTAAACAGTAATGTATCAGTACAAAACCAATCAGCATTTAAAAACATCATCATCAATGGTTCAATGGACATAGCACAAAGAGGAACTTCTAAAGCTAATATTGGATTTGAGTATGGAACAGTAGATAGATTTCAAACTGTTCAAGGAAGTTTAGGTGCATTTACACAATCACAATCAACTGATGTACCAACTGGTCAAGGTTTCGCTAAGTCTTTAAAAATGGATTGCACAACTGCTGACGCTTCTCCATCTAGTGGAGATGAATTATATATTAGACAACAAATTGAAGGTCAAAATTTACAATACTTATCAAAAGGCACATCATCTGCTAAAAGTTTAACAGTTTCATTTTGGGTTAAATCTAATAAAACAGGAACTTATATTGTTGAATTATTTGACCATGATAATTCAAGACACATTAATAAGTCTTATACAATTTCATCTGCATCAACTTGGGAAAAGAAAACTATAACTTATGATGGCGATACTACTGGTGCTTTTAATAATGATAATGGCTCAAGTTTAAGTTTATCTTTCATGCTAGGTGCTGGAAGTAATTTTACTTCTGGAACTTTACAAACTTCTTGGGGAACAAGTACATCAGCAAATAGACAAGTAGGTCAAGTCAACCTTGCAGATAGCACATCAAACGAATGGTATGTTACAGGCGTACAATTAGAAGCTGGAACAACTGCATCTGATTTTGAGTTCTTGCCTTTTGATGTATCTTTAAGAAGATGTCAAAGGTATTTTCAAAAATCTTATAATTACGGAACAGCAGTTGGTAATTCTGGAAGTGATGGAAGATTTTATTTTGCTTTGGGTTTTGATACTGGTACTAGAAATAAAGGTGGTGGAGTTATTTTACAAACTCCAATGAGAGCTTCACCTACACTTACTTTTTATAATGATTCTGGAACATCTGGTCAAATACAAGTTCCAAGTGGAAGTCCAAGCACCATTACAAACTCAAATAATCATTTTAATATTTATATTAATACAAATCTTAGTGAAGTTTATGGTCAATATACAGCAAGTTCGGAGTTATAATTATGAATAATATAAATTTCACATCAGTTACAAAATCATACTTTAATGGTCAATTTAGTGGATATGTTATAGTTAGAAATCAAATTACTAGCAATGTACCACTAGACGAAGCAAACACAGATTACCAAGCAATTCAAGAATGGATAGCAGATGGTGGAACAGTAATAGATAATGGCTAGAAAAAAGATAACACCAAAAGAGTATAGCGAAGTCGCTACTGGAGTTAGACTTTCTTCACATGAGAAACTCTGTGCTGAACGCATGAATAACATCTTGAAAACTTTAGAAGAAATGAAACGAGAAGTTAAGTCGTTAAGACAAGATGTTGCTATGGGTAAGGGTGGACTTAAAGTTATCCTAACTATAGGGACAATAATTGTTGGAATACTAGGTTATTTTAACTTTAAATAATTACAAACACATCATTGAATGAAATTTATACTAGCTTTTAGTATTTGCTCTGCAATTACTGGATTTTGTAACAACACTGCAACTGTGCAAACGCAATACAACACATGGACAGAATGTGTAAATGGTGGTGCTACTTTAATAACTAATTTTACTAAATCATTTGAAGAACAAGCAAACGAAGAAAAACTATACGTTACATACTTTTGTAATGAAGTAAAAAACGAAAAAATTTAAAGAGGAGACAACATGATAATATATGGTTACACGCCAAAAACTTGGTTAAACAAAATAAAAATATACTGGACTAATACAGATAAAAAACTTTTTACATTGTTTGTAGCATGGTCAGTTGTTTTATGGGTAATGTAAGATGTGGTTTGCATTATTAAAAAACCCTCTTACTAAAATTATAGCAGAAAAAACATTTGGTGCTATTTCTCACAAGTTACAAAAAGATAAAATTGTAAGAGAAAAAGAGTTAGACGCAGTATCACAAATTTCAATAGAACAAATTAAACAACAAGAACATTCGTGGAAAGACGAATGGTTATGTTTATTTTTTACAGTATTAATGGGATTACATTTTGTGCCATACTTTCAAGACACAATGGAACGTGGGTGGCAAATATTACAAAATGCTGACCCTATGTTCTGGTACATAATACTAACAATCGTAGGAGCATCATTCGGTGTTACTACAATGAATAAACTAAAGAAAAAGTGATTGATAAGTTTATCTACACATTCTTCGGTTCTATCGACAGAGTGTTTGAGAAACTAAATAAGATTGTAGATGATGTCTACACTTTTGACTTCCCTAATTGCAAACAAAAGAAGAAAAGAAATGAAAATAAACGAAAACACTAGCGTATCAATGCCAGTTAAAAACATGATTGGCATAGTTATAGGAGTAGCAATGGGTGTATTTGCATACACAGAAGTTACAGCTAGACTTACTTCGTTAGAGACATCAAGAGAATTATTTGAAAACGATTTACTTAAAAAATCTGAACAAGTGCCTACAGACCAAGAACAACATTTTTTATTAGAAGATTTATATAAGACAGTAGAAAAATTACAGTCTACGCAAGAAATGAATATGACTAATAAAGTTAATATAGAATTTCTTAAAACACAGTTAGATAAAGCATTAGAAGATATTGAACATCTTAAAGATAAAGTAAGAGCTAATGGTAATGGAGCTCATTAATGACTGAAATTGTTATTGCATTATTAATGATTGTTAATGGTGAAATAAAAGAACACCTAATACAAAACAGCATGTCAAACTGTTTGAAGGGCAAGAGGATTGCCATGCGTAATGCTAAAGCTCACATAGAATACCAATGTATAAAATCTAAAGCAGAAACAGAAATTTATGTAGGTAAGAAATCAATTAAAAAATTAATACTTGAGTAATGGCTAGAAAATTTAAAGATTTTATTGTTAGAGATAAACCAAAGAAAAGAGTTAGAACACACAAGAAAAGGTTAAACAAAGATGAAAAACGAGACCATAAAAAATACAACCGACAAGGAAGACCCCAATAATTTAGAAACAGTCTTAAAAGAGTTACCACAACTATTGGTAAACCATGCTTATAAGAAATTAAAATCTGGGGAAGATTTAACAGCTTCAGAAATGAAAGTATGTTTAGAAGTTTGTAAAACATACAGTAAAGAACCTTTATCTAAAAAAGAAGATAACATTTTAGACGAAGTACCATTTGATGATGGATAAACGATTAAAGAATTTTAAAAATTTTTTGTATTTGTGTTGGAAGCACTTAAACCTGCCTAACCCTACACCTATACAATTCGATATTGCAGATTACTTACAGTCAAACGAAAAGAGACTTGTAATAGAAGCATTTAGAGGCGTAGGTAAATCTTGGATTACCTCTGCTTTTGTCTGTCATCAATTACTTCTTAATCCACAAAAAAATATTTTAGTAGTATCTGCTAGTAAAACTAGAGCAGATGACTTCAGTACCTTTACACAAAGGTTAATCGGAGAGATGCCACTATTACAACACTTGATACCTAGAGATAATCAAAGACATTCTAAAGTATCATTTGATGTAGCACCTGCTACAGCCAGTCATGCACCATCAGTTAAATCTATGGGTATCACAGGGCAGTTAACAGGTAGTAGAGCAGACATTATCATTGCTGATGACGTTGAGAGTGCTAACAACTCCCAAACGCAGTTAATGAGAGATAGATTAGGTGAGACTGTAAAAGAATTTGATGCAATCATTAAACCTAATACTGGAAGAATTATATTTCTTGGTACTCCACAAAATGAGATGTCATTATACAACTCATTAGAAGAGAGAGGATTTAAGACAAAGATATGGACTGCACTTGTACCTAACCAAACACAAAAGATTAGTTATGGTCACAAACTTGCAGACATTATTCAAGGTACAGAAGGAGACCCCACAGACCCCAAAAGGTTTGATGCGGTAGACTTAATGGAAAGACTATCTTCGTATGGTCGTTCTGGTTTTAACTTACAATTTATGTTGGACACAAGTTTGTCTGATGCAAATAGATACCCTCTAAAGTTAAACGATTTGATTGTAGCTTCAGGTTGCTCTACATGGAAAGATGCACCTGCAAAGATACAATGGGCATCATCACCAGAGCAAATGAAAGCTATAGACCCTGATATTCCCAATGTGGGACTTAAAGGTGATTATTTTGTAGCTCCTATGATGATGAGTGAAGAATTTACAGCATTCGAAGGCACAGTAATGTCCATTGACCCATCAGGTCGTGGAGAAGACAAAACAGCGTATGCGGTGCTTAAAATGCTTCATGGAGTGCTTTATCTGACCTCTGTAGGCTCACTGGAAGGTGGTTATTCAGAAACTACTATGGCAAGACTGTCTAACATTGCAAAGAAACATGATGTGAACTATGTGGTCATTGAGAGTAACTTTGGTGATGGTATGGCAACACAGTTGTTAAAACCTGTCATGGCAAAGATACACCCATGTGAGATAGAAGAAGTTAGACATAATACACAAAAAGAAAAGCGTATTATAGATACACTAGAGCCTTTGATGAATAGTCATAGGTTAGTTGTAGATGACTTACTAATACACGAAGATTTTAAAAATGAACCAGACCATCAGTTGTTTAGACAAATGACAAGACTGACTAGAGACAAAGGTTCATTAAGACATGATGATGCTATTGATGCTTTAGCTATGGCGGCAAAGTATTGGGTAGACAGAATAGATAGAGACCAAACATTATCTTATAATCAACACAAAGAAGAATTGTTAGACCAAGAATTAGAAAGATTTATGGAAAACAATATCGGAAGGACACAGAGTAAAGACAGATGGATATAAACCAAACAAAAGAAGCCGTTAAAAAAGAAGAAGGCTATAGATTAGAAACATATCATTGTACAGAAGGACATCTTACAGGTGGCTATGGTCACAAGATGTTAAAAGGAGAGACAGCTCCTACAGACCACGCAGGTTGGTTAGTATTATTCGAAAGAGACTTTGCTAGAGCTGTAACTGGTGCTGATGATTTACTGATGTTATGTCCTGATATTAACGACAGTGCAAGGAACATTGTGGTTGAGATGGTGTACCAAATGGGTGCTTATGGGGTGTCCAAGTTTAAGGGTATGCTTAAAGCATTACAAGATGGGAACTATAAGACAGCCAGTGTGGAGATGCTAGATAGTAGATGGGCTAAACAAACTCCTAATCGTGCTAATCGAATGGCAGAACGCATGGCGAATATTTCATAGAAAATTATGAGGGGGTATTCGTATCTACGAAAAGGCTAGTTTCCCCCATAGCCGACCAAAAAACCACGCCAAAAGAACAAAAAGATAGGCGTTTAGCGGTTTTTTTTGTGTATAAGGATAGCATGTCCTTTGCGTATGCTGTGTGTGGGCGTACTTTTTTTATTTTCGCATGTGCTTGAGCTAGTCTGTTTTTTTGCTTTAGTCTTTATGTGTACGCATGGTGTGTGCGTTGCTCTCTTTAAGTTCCACGCCTAGCCACACCCAAAGCACCACCACAAGCACCACCACAAGCCACACAGAGCCACGCACAGCCACGCCAACGCACCAACGCAGGGCAGAGGTCAAAGGTATTTTAATTACTAAAGTTACACTATTAGATGAGAGCAAAGAAAAGAAGATACTCTGTGTATCTCTTAAAGTATCTCTAAAGGTATAGACCAAAGGACAACAACAAGCACAACAAAGGATAGTTATTATTAATAATGATACAGAGAAAAGACTGGCTAAAGACAGACGCAGGGAAGCAATACAAAGCTAGAAGCAATAAGAATTATAGACAAAAGAAACAACAGACAAAGAAGGACAATATTAAAGTAAATAAATCTTTTGATTTTCACTTTCCTTGCGGAATTACTTTAAAAGAATAACTATCCACACATAACATCTTATCCTATCCCACATAATCCCATTATTTCCTATTATATCCCATTTAATCCTATAATAGCGTAAAATATGGCTTATTTAACTATTTTAAATTATTTTAACTTTTTTTGATTTTAGGGGTTGCAATCCACAAATGCATCTGTACAAGGACGTTATAACGTTTTTTTAAAATTTTTTTATCTAGCACAAAAAAAAATACTGCCAAAAGCGGTTCAATCCTTATTGGGTTTAATCTGGGCTAGTTGTCTTTAAAGCTTTTGGAAACTCCACACGCAGGAGGGAACGGCTCTTAATTGAGATAAGCCCCTGCAAATCATTTGCGGTTCTTAATCTGCAAACACTATTTTTTTTTAGTGCTTACAGATTGCGACACGCAATCAATCAACAATCAACATGGAGTACACTATGAAAGTAAAAAACATGACAAGTGCAAAAGGCAACAAGATAGCAAATCAATTTATTATTGATGACAACAATGGAAACACATTTTTTCAAAGTTATAATTCAATAATTTGTAAAGTTAATTTTGATGAAATTGTTTTAGATAAAACGTACTGGAATTATTCAGTTACAACATCTAAATATTTAAATAAATTTCTTTGCATGACTACAAAAGAGGTCAAAGAAAAAATCAAGTCGGGTTTGTATAAATTAGCCGATTTAAATACTGGCGTATCTTATGAGCCTATCCCTTCATTAACTGACAATACATGGAGGTCTTAATGAATTTAATAATTAGACGAATATTATTTAAATTCCACATGTTGTTCACTGATAAGCACAACATAGAAAAAAAGGTCAGACTGATTTGCAAGTATGACCCTTTGAACATCTTAAATTAAAAATAGACTTAAAGCCTATCCAAGCGGTAGGCTTTGAGACTTTTTTTATAAAAGTCAATCAACAATCAATAATAGGAGTACCACACATGCAAATTGCAAAATGTGTTCAGCGTATTCAAAGGGCGGAAGCTGTCTCAAAGTTTAAAGACGAGATTGCAAGAAAACTGCACTTTGACAGATACGCAAAAGCAACAGGAGCGGAGAAGCTAAAATTGTTTCACGTTGCTATTGCTGAAGGTTGGGTTTAATTGAAACAGTTAAGCCTTTTCAGTCAACAAGAGTTGGAGAGATGCACCCTAGCATCTAACGTGTTAAAAAATGTTAGACGTGCAATCCGTTCAACTAATCTAAAAAATAAGCCTGTCCCAATCATGGGGCAGGTCATAAAGTTTCCAATCAAAAAAGTATCTTGATGATTGGGCTAGGTTGCCAACTTATAGAGGGCGAACTAGAAGAAGTAAAAATAAATGCTATTGGCTACACCAAGCAAGGACGCTCTCTGCTTGATAGCCAAGAGCATATTTTTACAGAGGTATTTTCTGAAATGGAAGTTTTGTCAGCAGAGCAAAAACTGGCAAATCTTCAAAAAAAATACTTCAAGAAATACTAAAAAATTAACGCCGTTTGGTCTTAGGACTAGACGGCGTTTTTTATTTATCAACAATCAACGGAGTAAAATTATGGCAGATTACAGAGTAGAAATAGAGGCAGTTCAAATCATACATGTTGAAGCAAACAGTGCTGAAGAAGCAAAAGAAAAAGTAAAATTGTCAGGGTTAGATTGGCAAACAACACACCCTGAAGATTTTTCAAATGGTTGTACTGCTAATTATCATTATGAACAGTGTGATTTTGATAAAGCTAAAGTGACTAACGAAGACGAATAATGTCAGGGTTTAAATCTTATAAAATACGAGACGGCGTTCATATCCCTTCCAAGAAATACAAGGAGGGGTGGGACGCTATATTTAGCAAAAAGAAACCAACTAAAGGACTAGACGGCGAAAATAAAAAAAGCAAAACTGATGAGGCTTCAATAGCTGAAATGCCGTCTAAAGACTAGACGGTGTATTTTGCATGTTAATAACGCATAAATTCTTCTTGTACATACTATGTGTAACAGGATAGTAATTTAGAATTGTTATAATATAACGCAAAAGAAAGGAGGAATATGCCGACACTTGGTCAATTAGGGTCATTTCATGGTAAAGGCAAATCATGGTGGTTATGCCAACTATTAATACACAACACAATTAATAATTAACGAAAGGATAATTATGTATATAAATTTTATTCTTTTTAAAGTGTATATTGAAAAATATAATAATTGGAGTAATCTCAACGTGAGTAAGGATAAATACGAGACTATAATAGATTTTGGAAAATATAGGTTGTATTTGTCTTAACATTTAACAAAGTGTGTGTTGTGTTCACTTTGTAAAAACAAGAGACAACAAAAGAAAGAAGGAAAGACAATGAGTAGCGGATTAAATCTATTAAAAATAATAGAAGAAATGCGAAAGTTTGATACACAAATTGAAGCACAGGCTGTTGCTGTGTTTTTCTTTGTAGCGATACATGGTGGACGAGACGGAGTTGCCATGCAAACGATAAGTGAAGAATTAGACATAGCTCAATCTTCAGTGTCACGAAATGTCTACAAGTTAGGAGACATTAACAGGCACAAAAAGATTGGAATAGGTCTATTAGAGACTTTTGAAGACCCAATGGAAAGACGTAGAAAACTTGTGCGTCTTACATCAAAAGGCAAGAGGGTTCACAGTACCCTTTTGAGTTGGGTTAAATAACAATGAAAAGCGGAGGTACTAATGCAACAACGAAATATAAAGTTGTTATCGGAGATACACCGCAAATTAACACTTAAAGGTTGGGAAAAGTTGCAATCTAAACGAGCCGAGAAAGTTATTGAAATGCTTGGTAAGGGTATGCTTGTAACTGAAGTCAACGACAGCCACATTGAGAACCTTGTGGACACGTTAGAAGACAGGGGTTTTGCTCCTGCTACTATCAATCGTTATCTTTCATCAATCAGTAAGATGTTAAGGTTTGCTAATCAGAGACAGTCTATCTATCATCTTGATAGAATGCCTCATATTGATTGGCAAAAAGAAGACAATGGTAGAGAACGATACCTTGAACCAATGGAAGAGCAAGAAATTATCAGATTGTTAACCGAGTGGAATATGGTTGACTATTTGGAATTTTATTTGTTCTTAATTGATACAGGTATGAGACTAGGCGAGGCGTTATCTATTAAGAAGTTAATGGTACATAACAACAATGGAAACTATGTTGTTAACTTACCTGCTAGTGTCACAAAGAATGGTGAACCTAGAGGTATACCACTGACAGAACGTGCAAAGTCTATTGTTCTTAAATTGTTAATAAAAGCGGAAAGAAACGACCTTGTGTTTTCACATCTAAAGTATTGGACTTGTGAGAATACTTGGAGACGTTTGCGTAAGGCAATGAACCTTGAAGACGACAAAGAGTTTGTCATTCATTGCTTGAGGCACACTTGTGCAACACGTTTGGCTCAATCAGGTAAGGTTGAATTACACATGATAGGTCAAATGTTAGGTCACAAGTCGTGGAAGATGATAAAGCGGTACTCTCATTTAATACCGAATAATTTAATGGGAGCAGTAAATGTTTTAAACGGAATAAATAAATCCGCTTAAACATAAGTAGTGATATGAGGATAGTTGGAAAGTTAGTAATGACAATGTTAGTAATAATGGCGTATTCAGGTGTGCATAGGTGCAATAGGATTTGCAATCCTCTGCGTAACCATTCCGCCACGTTGCCCCAACATTGTTTTTACAAGTAAACTCAACGACTATTCTCTATCACAAGCAAAACAAAATAGCAAAGGAGTGAACCTAATTTGTAGGTCATTCCGCAGTTGCATCAATCAACAAACTGGAGAATACATGAAGATATTAGAAATAATGCCGACTTACCAAGACCAAGTACAAACCGAGAAGATGTCCGCCGAGCTTGGCATGAACAGGACAAATAAGAGGAGGCTCTCTCACATTGAACGTGAAGAAGAAAGCGTCACATCTTACGGAAAAGTTATTGTAGCAAATACAATACGTCCACTAGCAATAGCCATTGCTGAATGGGTTGAACAAGCGTTACCTGAAGTTCATTCTAAAACACCCATTGCTCTCAAATACATATCCCAAGTAGACCCAAAGATAACTGCGTTGATAACTGCTAAACATGTAATCAATACTATTACTAACACTAAAAATTTGACTGCCTGTGCCATCACTTTAGGTGGTCGTATTGAAACTGAAATTAGTCTTAAAAACTTTAAAGGACTAAACCCAGAGCTATACGAAACTGTTAAAAAAGATTTAGATAAAAGGTCTTGGAACTATAATTACAAAAGACGTAAGTTAAGAGAAAGTGCCAAGAGAGATGAAGTTATGAGGTGGGAAGAATGGACTACCACTGAAAGACTACATGTTGGAATGGAGCTTGTGTCTTTATTGATTGAGAGTACAGGTCTTGTTGAAATAGCTACTGAACAACACAAGCATAAAACTGTCAAAGTTATTAAACAAACGGCTAAAACTAAAGAATGGATAGATAATCGTAATAAGTTTAACGAACTACTAAACCCAGAATACCTTTGCATGGTAATGCCTCCAAAATCAGTTATTGATGGGAAGGTAACAGGTCATGGGTATTGGACAAAAGAAATGCCTGAATTAGACCTAGTTAAGCAAAAAGGTAAGAAATTTAACAAGGAAATGGAAAACTGTGCCATGCCTGAAGTTACATCTGCGGTTAATCTTATGCAAAGTACAGCATATAAGATTAATCCATTTATTCTGTCAGTCATGCAAAATGCTTGGGACAAAGGACTATCTATTGGAGGTATGCCACCAATTAAGAACCTTGATTTACCCAACAAACCCCATGACATAGAGACTAACCCAGAGGCACTTAAAAAGTTTAAGAAAGATAGTGTTATCATTCACACAGAGAATAACCGAATGGTATCTAAAAGACTTCTATATGCTAAAATTATATGGTTGGCAGAGAAGTTCAAAGACTATGCTACATTGTATTTTCCATTACAATTAGACTTTAGAGGTAGAGCTTATTGTGTACCTGCTTTTCTTAACTATCAGTCTATCAATGGTGCAAAAGCATTGCTTAATTTTAGTCAAGGTAAAGCTATCACTAAAGAGAACAGAGGTGTCTTTTGGTTAGCTGTACATGGTTCTAATATGTGGGGTAATGATAAGGTATCATTTGAGGACAGAGAGAAATGGTCTCACGATAACTTACAATGGATAACTGATTGTGCTGAAGACCCTATTGCTAATAGACAATGGGAAGACGCAGATAATCCTTTTCAATTTCTAGCATTTTGTGATGAGTGGAAAAGATACCAAGAAACAGGTGATGGGTTTATCTCTCATATACCTGTCAATGTAGATGGCAGTTGTAATGGATTACAAATCTATTCATTGTTATTGAAAGATAAAGTTGCAGGTAAGCTAGTTAATTGTTTGCCTAGTGAGATACCACAAGACATCTACCAATTAGTAGCTAACGAAGTAATTAAAACTTTGAAAGTGAAAGCTAGTGAGGGAGACCCATTGGCACAGAAATGGTTAGACTATGGTGTTAAGCGTTCAACTTGTAAAAGACCTATTATGACAATCTGTTATGGGTCAACTAGATATTCTTGTACTGACTTTGTAGTAGAAGATTTAACTAAAAGAAAAGACAAAGGAGAAATGCACCCATTTGATGACATGTTTAAACCTGCAACATATCTGTCTAAAATTATTTGGGCAAGTATTGGTGAGAACTTAAAATCTGCTAGGGTTGGTATGGATTACTTACAAAACAATGCAAAGGTAATTGCAAAAGAAGGAATACCTATTCACTGGGTTACACCTGTAGGCTTTCCTGTGTTTCAATACTATCCTGAAATGAAAAGCAAAAGAGTACGTTCTCATTTAATGGGAGAGGTGTTTGCACCGCAGATAAAAGAGGAGACAAAAGAAACGGACAAACTTCGAAGCCGTAACGCAGTCGCCGCCAATTATGTTCATAGTTTAGATTCCGCTTGTATGATTAAAACTGTCAATATTGCAAAAGCAAAAGGTATTGATAATTTTTGTAATGTGCATGATAGCTTTGCAACACATGCGTGTGACATTGATAAGCTAAATGTATCTATCAGAGAAGCCTTTGTAGAAACCTTTAGCAAAGACTTGTTAGGTACTTTTAAGGTAGATGTAGGAAGATTGTTAGATGATGAGACTAGAGGCAAACTACCTACAATCCCTGAAAGTGGAGATTTGGAGTTAGATTTACTGTATCAATCCAAGTTTTTCTTTGCCTAAACCTATGCACTGTCGGATAGTAAAGTTACACTATTAGTAAATCAACAATCAAAAGAGAAAACACAGAGAACAACAACAATAAGGAAAACTATGAGTAAACAAACATATAACAAGATTGTAACACCTGTAGGTGTATCACAATATTGTTGGTTAAATACGCCAGATACTAAATTTGATAAAGAGAATGGTGGTCACTTTAAGACTAACCTAATTATCAAAGGGTCTGACGCACAATCACTCATTAAATCTGTTAATGATGAGATGAAAGTATCTTTAGAAATGGCAAAAGAAAAGTCTAAAGGTAAACCCCCAAAAACAGCAAACATGCCTTTTGAAGAAGAGTATGTAGAAGGTAAACCAACTGGAAACATAATCTTTAAATTCAAAGCTAAAGCAAAAATTATGATGAAGTCTGGTGACGTAATAGACATCAAGATACCAATTTTTGATAGCAAAGGAACACCTATGAAAGAGCAAGTATGGTCAGGTTCAGAAATGAAAGTTTCTGCTGACATGATACCTTACTACACCGCAATGGCGGGAGCAGGTGTTTCATTGAGATTAAAGGCAGTGCAGATAACTAAATTAGTTGAAGGCGGAGCAGGTGCAGGAGCAAAAGGGCATGGCTTTGAAGAAATTAAAGATGGTTATGTTGCACCAGAAGTCGATAAAACATTTGAGAATGAAGTACAGCCGAGCAACACTGACTTCTAATCAAGTAGGACTTAAATATGGTTTTAGGTCTGGGCTAGAAATAGCTATCTCACAAGAGTTAGACGCTAATAGTGTAAAGTATGATTATGAGAAGGTTAAATTAACTTATGTTAAACCACAGAAAGCTCATTCTTATACCCCAGACTTTTACCTTAAAGAACAAAACATTTTTATAGAAACAAAAGGATTGTTTACATCAGCAGACAGACAGAAAATGCGTCTTGTCAAAGAACAACACCCAGAGAAAGACATTAGATTTGTCTTTAGTAATTCACGAAGCAGAATATCAAAAAAATCTTCAACGACTTACGCTATGTGGTGTGAGAAGTATGGTTTTAAATATGCTGACAAACATATCCCATTGGAGTGGTTAAATGGACAATAATTATAGAACAAGAACTGATTATATTGTTGTTCATTCAACTAAAACTAAATCTAATCAAGACTTAAATGCAAAGGATATAACTTTGCTACACAGGAAAGAAGGTTTCTTTCATAACGCTTTTCATTTTATAATTAAAAGAGATGGTACAATAGAAGAAGGAAGACCAGAAGATATGTCTGGTGCAATATTACCTATAAACCAACCTTTAATTACTAACCAAAATTCCATAGCGATAGCTTTAGTCGGCGGATTAGCTGATGATGGAAAAAGTCTCGACACTAACTTCACATACCTACAATACGCATCTTTGCGTGAACTTGTAAAAAGGTTGAAAAAGAAGTACAAAGTTGAGGTAGTGGGTTGCAGAAATGCAATTAACTCTAAATCGTGTATGTCTTTTGACGTACTGTCGATTGTTGATTGAGACGCTCCTAGTTAGAAATAGCTAGGGGCGTTTCGTATTTATGAGGTAGTAGAGGGAGACTGAAACTACCTCTTTCCCCAATATATCACCCAAAAAATTTTATGACCCAAACCGAAAGTGAATTTTTATATCACACATCTTGCGATAATTGCAGTTCGTCAGACGCAAATTCCGTTTATTCAGACGGACATGCCTACTGCTTTTCTTGCAATACAACAACACAAGGACAATCAACAATGGAGTTAACACCAATTACAAAACAAGAAAGTAATTTTATTAAAGGCGAACACTTGCCTCTCAATAAAAGAAAAATTAATTTAGACACAGTACAAAAATATAACTATCAAGTAGGTGCATGGTTTGCACGTCCTTGTCATATTGCTAATTATTATAATGATAGCAAAGAGTTAGTTGCACAAAAATTAAGATACCCTTCCAAAGATTTTCAATGGTTAGGCAATCCTAAAGAAGCAGGATTGTTTGGACAAGAAACTTGTAAAGGACGTGGAAAATATTTGACAGTCTGCGAAGGAGAAATAGATGCTCTTACAATGTCGCAAAGCATGGATAACAACAAATGGGACGTTGTATCTATTAAGACAGGTGCGGCAGGTGCAAAAAAAGATATTCAAAAGTCACTAGAATTCTTGGAGGGTTATGAGAATGTAATCTTTATGTTCGACCAAGACGAACATGGGCAAAAGGCGGCGTTAGAATGTGCAAAACTTTTAACTCCTAATAAAGCCAAGATTGCTTCTCTACCACTTAAAGACCCTAACGAAATGTTACTTGCAGGTAAGCAAGATAAATTAGTTAAAGCTATGTGGGACGCAAAACCATATAGACCTGATGGTATTGTTTTAGGTTCAGAAATTTTTGATGAAATAATGAAAGAAGATAACTATGTCACTGCACAATACCCTTTTAAATCTCTTAATGATAAGACACATGGATTAAGAAAAGGTGAACTAACAACTATTACAGCAGGTACAGGTGTAGGTAAATCATCTTTCTGTCGTCATGTAGCATTAGATTTATTAAAACAAGATTTTGGTGTTGGTTACATTGCATTAGAAGAAAGTATTAAACGAAGTGCATTAGGTATTATGGGTGTACACCTGAAGAAACCTTTGCATCTAACAAGAGAAGGAATAAGTGAGACACAACTACAGGAAACTTTTAAATCTACTATTGGTAATGGGAATTTTTATTTATATAACCATTTTGGCAACACAGTCGCCGATAGCCTTCTTAACAAAATAAGATATTTAGCAAAGTCGTGTGAAGTAGACTTTGTAGTATTAGACCATTTACACATGGCTCTGTCTGCACTTGGAGACGAACACACAAGTGATGAAAGAAAACTAATCGATTACTTTGTAAGTAAATTAAGAACACTTGTAGAAGAAACAGGTATAGGAGTTATTCTTATATCACATCTTCGTAGGTCAGAAGGCGACAAAGGTTTTGAAGATGGCAAAGAAGTTACTATGAATAGTCTTCGTGGTTCAGCTTCTATAGGTCAGTTATCAGATTTAATTATTGGTATTAATAGAGATATTAAGTCAGATAAAAAATTAGCTAATCTAACAATCCTCAAGAATAGATTTTCAGGAGAAACAGGCAAAGCCTGTACGTTGCTATATGATTTAGACACTGGTTGTTTGTCAGAAACAACACCTGACGTATTAGATGACTACTAAAAAAGCTACTGCAAAGCAAAAGAAAGATGCTTTGTTTTGGTCTGGGTTAGTAGCAGACGCAGTGGCGAAAGCCAAATCAACACATAAACCACAAACAATAACAATAGGAAATATTAAGACAGCATTTATGTTGCAAGACACACTAACGTCTATGGCGTTAGCAGGTGAAGATGCGGCGTGGAAAGTAGAAGTCTTATTAGAAACATCACATTAATTATGACAAAACATTTACGAATATTATCTCTTGGAGCAGGAGTACAAAGTTCAACACTAGCATTAATGATTGAAAGAGGTGAAATACCTAATGTTGATGCCGCTATTTTTGCAGACGTAAAAGGAGAACCTAAATCCGTAGAAACATGGTTGGCTTATTTAGAAACTCAAATTACTAAATTTCCTATTTATAAAGTTACATGGAGAAATTTAAAACAAGACGTATTAGATGCGGCAGAAGGTAAATACAAACCTTTTACAGCACCTTTTTTTACTAAAAATATTACTACAGGTAAAAAAGGAATGCTTCGTAGACAATGCACGAGTTCATACAAAATTAAACCTGTAGTTCAAAAAGTAAGAGAGTTACTTGGACTGCAAAAAGGAGAAAAAAGAAAAGCAGGTACAACTGTTGAGATGTTAATGGGAATTTCTAAAGACGAAGTAGTTAGAATGAAAACAAATCCTATTAAATATATAACAAATGTTTATCCTTTAATTGATAAAAAATTATCAAGAACTGATTGTCTAAATTGGATTAATAAACAAGGATATCCTACTCCGCCACGTTCTGCTTGTACGTTTTGTCCGTTTCATTCAACAGCAGAATGGAGAGAAATAAAAAATAACAAAGAAGAATGGGCTGAAGTTGTAGCCATAGATAAAGCAATTAGAAATCAAGAAAAATTTAAAGATAAAAATTTAGGAAAAGAAATTACTGAACAACTTTATCTACACCGAAGTTGTAAACCTATTGATGAAATAAATTTTAACGAACAAGACAAACAACAAGACCTTTTTTACGGCATGGAAAATGAGTGCGAGGGTTATTGTGGAAACTGAAGTAAATTATGAAACTACCAAATATAAATAAAAAAATATTAGACGCACCTTTTGTGCATTGCTATTGGAAAGATATAAATTCCTCTGCAATTTGGACTTCATTAAAAGAGGCTAAAGCAAGTAAGGTTACAATTTGTATTACAGCAGGTTGGCTTTTAAGAGCAGACAAAGATGTGCATGTAATTGCAGGTGATGTTAACTTTAATGATGATGGCACACTAGGTGACGTAGGTAACGTGACTACTATGCCTTCAGTAAACGTATTAAAGATTAAGAAGGTATCAGTTTGAGATACGTCTTTGATATAGAAACAAATGGATTTCTACATCTATGCGATAAGGTACATTGTATTGTACTCAAAGACATAGACACAGGAGAGATACTTACACCTAGCAATGAAGATGCTATTAAACTTTTAGAAGACGCAGAGTTAATTATTGGTCATAACATTATTAAGTTTGATATTCCTGTATTAGAGAAATTATATTCCGCTACATTTAAGGGCAAAATTTTCGACACATTAGTGGGTACAAGATTAGTCTATGCAGACATTAAAGAAAGTGACTTTTCTAAAAAAGACTTTCCTAAAGATTGTATAGGTAGACACTCATTAAAAGCATGGGGTAATCGTATTGGTGAATACAAAGAACAGATACAAACAGATTGGCAAACTTTTACACCAGAGATGTTGGAGTATTGCAAACAAGATACAGAAGTAACATATAAATTATATAAAGTTTTAGAAGAAAAAGGTTACTCCCAAGAAGCTATGGATTTAGAACATGAAGTAGCTTCTTTAATATTTAAACAAGAGCAACATGGCTTTACTTTTGATAGAGAAAAAGCAGAGGCATTGTCTGTTAAATTAAAAGCAAGACAAGCAGAGTTAGCTGAAGAATTACAAGGTGTGTTTGAACCTATCGTAGCTGAAAGATGGTCTACTAAAACAGGCAAGAGATTAAAAGATAGTGTTACTGTATTTAATCCCTCAAGCAGACACCATGTAGCACAAAGATTAAAAGATAAATATGGTTGGAGTGCAGAAGAGTTCACAAGTGATGGCAAAGCTAAACTTGATGATACAATATTAAGTAAACTACCATACCCAGAAGCTAAAATATTATGTGAAACTTTTTTATTAACTAAAAGAATTGCACAAATATCTAATGGTTCACAGGCTTGGTTAAAACATGAACGTGATGGTAAAATTCATGGTACATGTAATACAAATTCGTGTGTAACTCAAAGAGCAAGTCATTCTCACCCAAATTTAGGACAGGTGGTTAGTTCGTCTGCACCTTATGGCAGAGAATGCAGAGAATTATTTACAGTACCAGAAGGAAAGCGATTAGTAGGTATAGATGTAAGTTCGTTAGAAGTTATGATGCTTTGTCATTTTATGTCAAAGTTTGACAATGGTGAGTACACTAAAGTTGCACTTGAAGGTGACATACACACAGAGACACAGAAACTAGCAGGGTTAGACAGCAGAGATTTAGCAAAGCGTTTTTACTATTGCTTTTTATATGGTGGAAGTGTCAAAAAAATTGCTGAAGTAATAAACAAACCATTTAAAGAAGCA